ACGGTGGGCCACAGCAGTGGAGACACGTACTCCGTGGTCCTTTACTGCATAAAAGAATACTGATGGTATAGGACATGGCCGAGGATCTGGATCGAAAGAACGAATTAGCCATCACCGAGATTCGTGGCGACATCAAACTTCTTGGTCAGAAACTTGATACCATTAAGGACAACGATATTGTTCATCTTCAGAAGTCCATAGACGGTGTACAAAAGGTCTTGTGGACGGTAGGGGTACTTGTTCTTGGTCATCTGGGGGTTGCCATAAAAACCGCTCTTTGGGGTTAGGATGAAAGGTTTTAAGTATCATGGCAGTCTCTGGATCTAAGGACTTTGAGCCTAATGTAGCGGAATATGTAGAAGAGGCTTTCGAGCGTTGCGGTCTGGAACTTCGTACCGGCTACGATGCCCAGACTGCACGAAGGTCCCTGAACCTGTTATTTGCGGACTGGGCCAATCGTGGTCTCAATCGTTGGACAATAGAGCAGGTCACGCAGACTTTCGCGAAGGATATTGCGGACTATCCCGTCGGCACCATTACTCTTTCCGTGAGTGACAGCGACAGTTTCACGATAGCCGAGACCATTACGGGCGGCACGAGTGCAGCGACCGCTTCTCTCATAACGAAGCCCGCATCCACTTCCATGACGATAACGGTGCCTTCCGGAACCTTCACTTCCGGTGAGACGATAACAGGTTCGTCCAGTTCGGCTACGACAACGACGACCTCTACAGCCTCTCTTGAGGATGTCCAAGCCACGATTGATATTCTTTCCGGCGTGGTGCGTCGTGACAGTTCCGACATAGCAATTACCCGGATTAGTCGGGACGATTATCTGAGTATTGCAACAAAGTCCACAACCGGGCGTCCTACTCAGTTTTATGTGGACCGTCTTATCACTCCGGTTGTTAAGGTCTGGCCCACTCCCGAAAACAGCACTGATCAGTTTATTTATGACCGGCTTGTCCGGATAGATGATGCCGATACGTCGATCAACACTCTTCAGGTCCCTTTCAGGTTCTATCCTTGTATGACTGCAGGTTTGGCTTACTACATTGCTTTGAAAAGAGCGCCAGACAGGATTCAGATATTGAAGATGTTGTATGAAGAAGAGTTCCAACGGGCGGCGGAAGAGGACAGGGACAAGGCCGATATAACCCTGGTTCCAGCCTACAGCTTTATAAGTGCGGTATCATAATGGCTCGGTATGCTTCAGATAAATACGCTCTTGGTATTTCAGATAGGTCCGGTGCGGCCTACAAGCTTCGGCATATGCGTAAAGAATGGACCGGGATGCTTGTCGGTAAAGATGAGTGGGAATCTAAGCAGCCCCAGTTGTTTGTTGTTAAAACAGCCGCTGACCCTCAAGCTTTAAGAAATCCCCGTCCCGACAGGACAGAACCGGCTGTAACAGTTCTTCTTTCTTTTAATCCTTTTCTTTCCGGAAATAGTGGTTCTGCCGTTATAACGGTAACGGAACCGGGTCACGGGAGGAGCACGGGAGATACTGTCCGTTTTCGTTCTTCGGGGGCGTTTGATGGGTTTACGTCTGCCGCTATCGAGAACTCAAGCGGGTTTTCCATAACCAAGGTGAATGATGACAGTTATTCTTTCACTTCCGGGAGTGGGACCGCAACGACTGGAAATGTCAGGGGCGGTGGAGGAAGCGTCTCTGCCGGTCCTGTAACAGTGAGTGCATGACATGGCTTTTACATTCACCACTTTGAAGACCGCCATACAGGATTATACGGACAATACGGAGACGACCTTCGCAAGTCAGTTGTCCCGTTTTATCCTTAATGCAGAAGAACGTATTTTCAAGGAATGCCAACTAGATGTTTTCCGGAAGTCCTCACAGGGTTCCGTGGCCTCTTCGAACAAGTTTCTGGCTAAACCTACTGACTTTCTGGCACAAGATTCGTTAAGCGTGGTTAACAGTTCGAGCAACGAGTTTCTTCTGTACAAGCAGGTTACTTTTCTGCAGGACTACACACCTAACCCTGCTACTACGGGAACTCCGAAATACTATGCAGATTGGGATGATTCAACCTTTCTGCTGGCTCCTACACCAGATGATAACTACACGATGGAGCTACATTACTATTACCGTCCGACTTCCATAACGACCAGTGGAGACGGGACTAGCTGGCTCGGGACAAACGCAGAGCTTTGCCTTCTGTATGGCAGTCTTGTAGAGGCTTACACCTTTATGAAGGGTGAGCAGGACCTTTTGAGTCTCTACAACAACAGGTTCATGGAAGCTATTCAATGGCTGAAGAATCTGGGCGAGGGTTTGCAGACTAGGGATCAGTTCCGGTATGACAGGGTTCGGAGACCTGTTCAGTGATGCTTGATTCAATGGGTTCTTCCGGTCTGGGCGATGTTCAGGTTTTCACCACCGAGAACAGGGGGCATTCGGCGGAAGAAATGGCCGAAATGGCCTTGAATAAGATCATGCTGGTTTCGGAGGACGCCCCTCCTGTTATACGCGATCAAGCGTTCGCTCACAGGAACAGGCTGAAGGAAGTTTTGGTTTTCTATATGCACAGGATGGCTCAAAGTGAGCGAACGACCATATGGTCTTTGATGAAGCAGCAGGGCCATGATGACGTAGCCGAGATCATAAGGAGACTGTAATGGCAGTTGGAACATCCGCAATGTGCGGGACTTTCAAGACGGAAGCGATGGCGGGCATCCATTTTTGGACACCTCACACGCGCACGGGTTCGAGCGCGATCAGTGCGGATACGTTCAAGATCGCGATGTTCACCAATAGCTCGTCCATTGATGCAGACACCACGGGCTACACAACCGGTAACGAGGTTAGTGGCACCGCCTACACAGCGGGTGGTAATTCCTTAGCGAGTGTGACGCTTGCCCTGGCTGATAACAGTAGCTCGGTCCCCACCGCATTTCTGGATTTTGCCGACAGCACTTGGTCCACTTCCACGATTTCCAGTGCAAGGGGAGCTTTGATCTATAACAGTACTTTGAGTACCGCCGGTACGGGATCCACGACCAATCATGCGGCATATCCGGCAGTTGCGGTCATTAATTTCGGTGGCGACAAGTCCTCCAGTGCAGGGGATTTCACGATCCAGTTTCCCGCCAACGATGCGAACAATGCGATAATCAGGATCTCGTAAATGGCTTTGATTACTGGCTGGGATCGAAGTACCTGGAATTCCGGGGCCTGGGACGAGCCTGTTCCGGTCGAGGTTACAGGTGTTTCCGCTGCCAGTGCGACTGGATCGGTAACCGTCAGCCTTCCCGTCAGTATCAGTGTAACGGGTGTTTCCGCTGCCAGCGCGATTGGATCACCTTCCGTATTCTCGGCTGTGACCGTGTCGCCAACGGGCGTTTCCGCTGCCAGCGCGATTGGAAGCCCGTCGATAATTACCAATTCCAATCTTTCCGTGACCGGGGTTTCCGCCGCTGGTGGAATCGGAAGTGTTCAGATAGACTTCGCATTTACGGTAGATGGCGTTTCTGCCACCAGTTCCGTTGGTCAGGTAACTGTTTGGAGTAAAATAGACCCCTCTCAAACACCTAGTTGGGCCGAGATCAGCACTTCTCAAACACCCAGTTGGACAGAGATAGCGGCATAGGAGACGAGTTATGGCTTCCTCGTATACAACCAGTTTTGGTATCGAGAAGATAGGATCCGGAGAACAGTCCGGAGCGTGGGGAACGACCACCAATCATAATCTGGACATTCTGGACCGGATATCCTCATACAAAGCTGTTGCGATAACAACGAATGCAGACACGCACACTTTAACTGTGCGAGAGGCATCTCCCGGATCCGGGACAGAGAATCTGCAAGATGGAATGTATCGTGTAATTAAATTTACAGGGGCATTGGATTCAAATTGCACAGTTACAGTAGCCCCTAACACGACTGCTGCCTTCTTTATTATCATCAACGCAACTACCGATTCTGGCTCTAGTGGACCATACTCCGTAATTCTTACGCAAGGCTCTGGAGCAAATATAACTGTAGAAAATGGAAAATCCGCTACTGTTTATATGGACGGGGCTGGATCTGGCGCGGCGGTAATAGATGCGTTATCTAATCTGCAATTAGCCACTATAACAGCGTCCGGTGATATTACTTCCAGTGGCACGTTTAATGCTTTAGGCGACACTGCGGCCAGCGACAAAGCTGCCATGGGGTATACTTCTGCCGAGGGCCTCATCCTCACGGGCCAAGGCTCGACCAACGACGTGACAATCAAGAATGACGCCGATGCCGACGTTATTACGATTGCAACGGGTGCGACGAACGTCGATGTGGTCGGAGATCTGACGGCTTCTACACTCAACGCCGATGGCGACACTTCCGCCAGTGATAGTGCAGCTATCGGTTATACAAGTGCCGAAGGTATTATTATTACGGGGCAGGGCTCGACCAACGATATCACGCTCAAGAACGATGCCGATGCGGAAGTCTGTGGCGTTCCCACGGGCACGGATGACCTACGGTTTCCCGATAATGCAAAAGCAGAGTGGGGAACAGGCGGCGACCTGCAAATTTATCACGATGCGTCGAACAGCTACATAACCGACAACGGAACCGGTAATCTTAAAATAGGAAGCGGTAATCAGGTTGATATTCTCGGGACTGCCGAGACGCTCGCCACCTTTGTTGATGATGGCGCTGTCAGCCTGTATCACAATGATAGTGTGAAGATCGCCACGACTGCTACTGGCGCTCAGATCACAGGAACCATTCTTGCCACCACCGACACCGACACAAGCAACACTGGCAGCGTAACCCTGGATTTCGAGACGAATCAGAACTTCATCCTGACTTTTACGGGGAACGTCACCCTCGATAACCCCACCACTGAACAGGTCGGCCAAAGCGGAATAATTGTTTGTATTCAGGATGCGACGGGGTCCAGAACTCTCAGTCTTGGCACGGACTATGAGACAGCGGCGGCAGGTGGAATTACTCTCAGCACTGCTGCCAACTCTGTCGATATCATCCCATACTTTGTCCAAAGTGCCTCGAACATACTTCTCGGAGCAGTGCAGAAGGCTTTCTCATAATGGCTTTAAGTAATGCACAATGGTTCGCCAGTCCGGGTGCCTACGAGATAGATCAGTCGTGTCGGTTTAATGATGATGACTCGGCTTATTTACATTGGACGCCATCAGGGGCGGGAGACAGCCGTGATGCTTGGTCGATCGCTATCTGGTTCAAGCGTTGTA